GTGACGGGTGGGAAGCGCCGCATGGCGTTCCGTGGTCGAAGAGCCAAAGTATTGGTGCAGACCGTCGGGGTCGACATAGGCACGGAAAGTGTGAGCGTTCTCGGCGTCGCCGTCGTTCGACATATGAGCAACCCGGTTGCCGCTCTGGTCTTCTATATGGTGCTCGAACGTGCCGACCGTCCCGGCAGGGGCTTCATGGTCGCCGTAGGTGTAGGCAGCAATGTCGAGCACCTGTTCGCCGTACAGTTCGTGGACTCGCAGGCCGCCGCCTTCGCCGTCGGGCATGGTGAACCCGATTTCCTTCTTGAGGGCTGCGTCGGACCACCATTGCTTCGGCAACAGGGTGGCTTTCTGGGGGCCGAACTCGCCTTCGTAGGAAAGGCCGAGGCGTTTCGCTTGGGCTCGACGCTTCTGGTTCTTGGCTGAGAAGGCCAGCCACGAGTTTTGCCCCATCGTCTCCGAGAACATTGCCCCACGGGCCATTTCGGAGAACATTTGTGCATGCTTCAGATAGGCGATGTATTCCCCGTCTCGGGAGAAACTGTTGCCCATTCCGGCATGGCCGAAAAAGTCGTGGACGGCTCGAAGACGATCGTTTTGTTCGTTGGTGAGGTATGGGTGGCCGCCGTCGAGCGACGTGGGACGCACCTTGAGAGTCTTGTTGTTTCGAATGTCGGCCATCATTTCCGCCGGAGACGCATACGGTTCCGTCTTGCCGACCTCGATGGTGATGCCGAGTTGATCGACCATGTAGTCGTATTGGGCGTCGATCTCGTGGATCATCTGGTCATACGAGTCCTTGACAGCCTTCTCGCTGGTGCGGTTGTGCTTCGACCGGGCGTAGGCGGTGGCGATCTTGCGGCCACGGTCATGGTCTGCCTGGACGCCGTGACGGATACCTCGGCTGCCTTTGAGGCCGAACTGGCGGCCCCACATGCGGGTGTATCCGGCGGCCCCCTGAGCGGATTCTGCAACTGATCCGATTCCCAGGCGGGACGACATTTTCGCTGGGCGGGGTTCGTGAAGCGTCGCCCATGCCAACTGAAGGTCGTGGGCGGTGTCGAACGACAGCACCAGGTTGAGGCGAGGCTCAGTGTGGTATCCGATTCTCGTGGATGCCGGGTCGTAACCGTCTCTGATCAGGTCTTCTCTCGACCAGTACGGCACCCCGGAGGTGGGGTCGTCGGGGTGGCCGCCGACACGCCAGACGGCGCTGGGGCCCTCGTGGGGTATGTCGATGCGGTTAGAGAAGTTGACGCCACGGTCACGCAGCAACTGCAAGGTCAGGAGATGCTGTTGATGCCCGAACGAGTTGTGACGTGTCACCGTCGGTGCCGACAGGACAATGTGGCGGCCATCTTCTGCGGCAGCGTTGATGTGGGTCGACGTGTAGCGGCGACCAGCGGTGACGCCACGGCCGCCGTCAGCGTCGACCGTCGACATCGCTAACCGATCGAGTTCAGAATCGACGTCTTCGACCAGCATCGGACGACGACGACGCATGTTCTGACCCTCCGGGCCGTACCCGGACGACGCATAGAACAGACGGTTGCCGAACGGATCGGGGCCAGTGTTGACAAGTTGCGCCCCTTCGGGGCCGATCGACAGCGTCACCGTCCTGTGCCGGTCCATGCGGGCCGTCTTCGAACGGGACACACCCCTGGGCCCCATGTCTATTTCGTGGCGGCCTGCCAGTTCCTCCGGCGTTCTGTACTTCTGGCGCTTCCCGATGCCGCCCTGGCGGGGAATCAGGTCCATCGGCATCGGCTGAGTCGCCATTTCCAGGATGCGTGACCCGCCGGGGATCACATACGACGGCCCGGAACCAGGATGCCACAGGGAAGGGAACCCGGAAGCGGACGGTTTGAACTGGTCGGTGACGCCTCGGGCTTCACGCCAAGCCACCCAGAGGAGCGCCTGAAACTCTGAAGGGGTCATGTGGCGACCCAACTCGTCGATTTCTCCGGCGGCAGCGGCAGCGATTTCCAGTCCTCGTCGAATGGAGCGGTACAGCGAGTCGCTTTGTGACCCGGCAGGGGCTGTGGAGAAGCCGAGGCCGAGAGAGAAAGCGTGCCGGTCGATGACGACGGGGACTTCCAGGTCGAGTTCGCCAAACAGGTTGGCGGCGTGGGCGTCGCTGATCTCGCCCCGCATCAGCGCATAGTTGAGGGCCGCATGGCGGCGCAGGTCAGCGGGCTTCGATTCGAGAATCGCCTTCGTAAAGTTCGGCTGCTTGAGGGCTTTCTGGCCGGTCAACTTCGTGTAAAACCACATTCGTGGCGAGATTGACGCCAGCATGTCAAACACGTTTCTGATTTCCGGGTCGGTGGAACCGAAACCTGACTTCTTCAAGTGGGCTCTGACCCGCTTGACCCCCGACCGGGGGTGCTCCCGAATGTATTTGAGTGCGACGACGGCTTTGTCGAGGTTCGATTCCCACAGTTCACCTGCGCTTAGAAGCGAAGCGACACCAACCAACTCGTCGGAATCCAGGCCGTAATGCTTCGCCATGGCTTCCCCGTCGAGGCGGGCAGTCTTATACCAGTGGGCAGCCCATTCGGATGCAGGAGGAGCAGTGCCGTCAGCAGCCCAGCGAGGGACAGCGTTCTTGTACTTCGCCCAGTTGGGTCGAACCTGCTGGTTGTAGAAGTGGGTGAAGTTTGCGGCAACCAGGGGCACCAACTGGGCTGGGTTCCCGTTCGCCATCTGCGTGATGCGCCTCATCACATCGTCGGGAAGCAACTCGGCCAAAGGCACCCCGTCGAACTCCATGTGGGTGATGCCCATACGGGACTCGGACCCGTCGAGATGAATGTTGCTGATCCATGCCCGAGGGTCCTGGAAAGCCATCTCCGGGTGGGAAGCACCCTGCGTTCCATTGGCGAAGTCGATCAAAGTCTGATTTAGTACCCCCCTCTCAACGTCGGACAGCAGTTCACCGCTGCGGAGACGCTTCCAGATGGCACCCACGTCGGGCATCTCGTCGCCGACCGTCAGCACCCCCCGCTCAACCGCCCAATCAAACTTGGATGCCTCCGTTCCGGCCGCAGCGACGGCTGCCTTGTCGGCGGCCATGCCCTGGGCGTGAATCGACTGCTTGTAGTCCTCGACATGGGCGACGAGAGAATCGCCGAGAGTTTCGAGGAACCCTTCGACCTGGTCAGAGTTTTTGGCCCTTCGGCCCGTGAGCGCCAACGCCATATTGCGTATCTTCGCCCGCTTATCAAACCGGGTGGATTGCAAACCGCTGGAAGCCCTCATCAGGTCTCGGCGGGCGCCAGTGATCGTCGGCAAAATCGAATCGTACTGAATGGGTTCAGTGATCCTGCCCGAAAGGCGGGCCAGTATGTCCGGGCGAGAATAAGCAACCGGCACCCCCATGCCCTGAACGCCGGAGAAGGCCCGCCGGTTCGTTGCCCCCAACGCCATGTGGGGCATGCCGAGCACCCCCGCCATGTGAACGCCGCCTATGGCGCCACCGAGAATGCCGGTAGCGCCAAGCGCCTTCGTCAACAGGTCGGTGTCGGAGCCGAGAATGTCGGCGCCGGTTCGGGCACCCATGACTTCGCCGAGACCCGGCATGTAATAGGCGGCCTCGTGGGCGAAATCGCCCAACGATCCGAACAGGTCGCTGATCCCAAACCCGTCAGTGTCGTTGGCGGCAGCGGCACGTCCAGCAGCGACGCCGGGCAGCATGTTCGTTGCAAGCGACAAGCCGCCCTTGACGACCCCTTGTTCACGAATCGGGTCGAGAAGAGAAGGGGCCCTATCGTCGGCTGCCAATGAGGGCCTCCACGAGCATCTGGGCCCACTCCCTCGTCTCCGTCGACACATCCGGGTGCGTGGAGAGGGCATCAAGAATGGCGAGACGCTGCTGGTCAGCAGCATCAGCCCGAGGCGGCATCTGTGGTTGGGCAGCCAACGGCTGATCCAACGGCACGTTCGGGCGCTGTGTCGGCGCCAACATGCCGCCGGGAACATTCGGTGGAGCATTCTTCGGACGCCCATCGGGGCGGCCCGGCATCGCAGCAGTGCGGCCCCCCACCGGAGACGGTGCACCGCCCACACCAGGACTGCCTGTCATCGGTGGCAAACTTTGACTCAAGCGAGCCAACTCGGCCTTCTCGCCGTAAGTGCCAGACTCAGGCTTGTTTACCGACGTATCCGCCGTAGGGGTCTTCTCCAACTCGTCGCTTACTGGCATGCTTCACACTCCTCCGGGTCTTCCAACCCGCATTCCAACGGGGCATCATCATCAAACGGGTCGAGAGCCGGACGTTCACCCAAACTCCCCAGGTGCTCAACCATGGCTTCCAGCCGTTCCTGCCGATCTCCGGCCAGTACGTCGGCTACGTCGGCGATGGATTCGCCGCCGGTCATGCGTTGACCTCAGAACCAAGCAGGCCACCGGGCCCTGCGGGGACGCCGATCCTCGCCATGAGGTCGGCGCCCCCGGGGGGGGCAGGCACGGGCGGAGGAGGTTCACCCGGCGCCCCTGGTGGCCCGGTCGGAGGGCCCGGCGGGAGCGGGGCCCCCAGACCGGTGCCGAGCATTGCTTGTTCGATTTCCTGCTTCGGTTCTATCACCCACTTCTGATACAGGTCAAACAGGTCGTCGCCCTTCTCACGGGCTCGTGCGATTTCGATCAGGGCCTCTTCCGGGATGGTGCCCGCTTCCAACCCTTGTAACAGTTTCGCCAATGCCATCGACCGGAACTTCTCGACATCGAGGCGGGACCGTTCACGGGCCACGTCGGTGAGTCCGTCGATGTTCTCCTGGACGAACTCCTTTGACACAAACTCGGCTTGCGAATACTGGAGATGCAGCACTGCCGACTGGGCCGGGTCCCTGCCGAGGCCGAGACCGTATTCGACCCGGAGGCGATGAGCGGGGTCGATGTCGGACGACGGGTTGTATTCGTCGACAAAGTTTTGGTTGCGAAGAATGCCCGCCACCGTTTTTGTTCCAGCGAAGTACGCCTTGTCGATTTCGAAGCAGAGCCGCAGAGTGCGTTCCAACTGGCGTTGCAGAATCTGGTGGTAGGTGCGGATCGCCGTGTTCATCATCCCGGCAGACGCTTCGATGAACTTGGCGGAAGCAATCGACTGGTCGACCTGCCCCGGGCGGGCCTTCGGCCAACGGCCACCGACATGGATGCCTTCGAGGAGGCCCTGCATGTCTGCCTGGATGTTGAACGACGACACAGCCGGTGGAACCCGACCGATTGCACCCTGGGGGCCCAGTTCGATGAACGAACCGCCACCGTAGGGCATTTCGCCAATCAGGTCCCGAACCCAAATGTCGGAGTAGACAGCCTGGTCGGAGTAGTCCAACACGAGCCCCATGAGGCGAATGTGGGCTTCGAGAAGGCCGATGACCTGGTCAAACTGGCCTCGCATCTCCCCATCGAGGGTGATGCGGGACCCGATGATGACCGGGCACACGTCGACCTTGTTTTCGATGCGTTCCAACACGACCGGCATCGGGATGTCGTTCCCGGCCTTGTACCGTTGAAACCCGTCGGTGGTGCCCTGGTAGAGGGCAGCCAGAATGTATTCCTCGTCGCTGTAGTACTCGACGAGCACCACGACAGTGTTCTCGTCAGGCTGGTCGAGGTCGCTGCGTTGGCCGACAAAGTCGGCGATCGCAACCTGGTAGCCGGTCGGCAACTGAGTCCAGAAAACTTCCCGAGCGAACATGCAGCGGCGCACCTCGTCGCCAGGCTTGAAACCTGGCTCCGGGTAGCAATGGCGGGGATCTCGACGCTCGATCAGCGGAATGCCCTGCTCGAAATCGGGAGTGACAGTCCACACAGAGAACCCGTAGGCGCCCTTGTCCATCACAGCCCTCGGGATCAGCAAGTCGATCGAGTTGGAATCCATGTAGCCGGAAGCGATGCGCTCCATCTTCTGGGCGACCTTCTTCGACTCCTTCGACGGCTTGTCTGCCTGCACCCTGACGGTCGGCACAAGAGACGCCGCCTCAGCAGTGTCCTCCAGGGCGACCTGAATCAGGTTCGGAGAACGAGAGTCGATGCCTTCCTCGTCGGCATCAAACACGTCGAAATCGCCACGCACCACACTGTCGATGGTTTCCATGCGGAGATCACGGTCTGCGTAACGAGCCCGCCACGCCGCATACATCGGCGCAAGACGGTCGGTATCTAACGGCATTAGTTCCTCGTCTGTTCGGCCAACGACAACAGGGCCCGCTCAGTCGGCGACATCGCTCGACCCTCTCGCAACTCAAACGCCTTCCGGTAAACCTCTTCGTTCGTAGCGTCCAAAGGCATCGAAAAATAGACAGGCTTGTCATCCACCACTGTGGCGCACAAGGTCTCCACCGAGGAAACCTCGGCGGCGGCCTTCTCGAACTTGCGGCGGTTGCGAATCTGTCGAATCATCAGGGCCCTCATGCCCTAACCCGACAGGTGTCGCCTAGTTCCAAATGCCTGGGTCGATGTTCATCGGCTGAGGACCCTCTTCAACGTCATACTCCTCGACAGCGCCATGGTCGACAGCCCGACCCACCGTCTGACGGCGAAACCCGGAAACGCCCCGAGTCGTATGCCCAGGGCGCTGATCACGCAGATTCACCGGACGAACCTCCTGATTGTGGAAGTCCACCACCCGACGGCGACGCTTCAACCGGTTCGGCACCCGCATCCGCTCATGGAACATCGGCAAATGCGCTCGCTTCACCAAATCCCGACACCCCAAATCGGCAAACCACATCGCCATCACCCGATCAGACACGTTCCCCATCGGAAACGCAATCAACTCCTCGATCAACGGCTGAAACACCGTCGTAGTCGGCGCATTCGCCCACGGAATCGACACCAGGCCCGTCTCCATCAACGGCGCCATCGACTCCACCCCAAACTGCGGGTCCCACTTGTTGCCCTGTGTCTGATGAGGCACCACCCGCACACCACGCTTCGCCAACGCCTGCACCAACTCCACGTCATACTGAATCAACTGCGACTGCACACCATTCGACTCCACCCGCCACTCATAAATCGGATACCGGTCAGTCCAATCCAAAATCTGATCCTTCATCTGCGGCGCCTTCATCGACTTCACCGCCACCGAATCCACCAAGTAACGACGCCCCGACTCCAAGTCAACACCCAGCAACGTAAACGCCGTATACCCAGACCCCTTATTGCCCCCCGCCGGGTCCAACCCGGCAACAAGACGCCACGACGAATCAAAATGGCCCCGCACACGAGACGTGTCCTTGCATGCGTCGATCATGTCCTGCGTAAACGACGCCCCCAAACCCGGAATGTCAACCTGCTGATAAATCAACTGAAAATCGGCAGCACGCATCTCCGACCGGTGCACCAACGCCTGGTCATACGGAAAATGTTCCGGCCACAACGTCGACTCCGTATTGTCATCCGTGATACACGGATACCGCAACACCTT